AGTTCCGCCTGAATGCCACCAAGCCCACCTGCACCACCCCTGACCCCAGGGAGAAGGAATACGGTGACGTGTTCTCCGAGCTCCTGAGAAAAAACATGGGCATCAACAAACGCGGTGAGAAGGATGCCCGCCAGTTCGAGGAGTTCATCATCGGCGGCATGGTGATCTACAAGGTGAGCTGGGCCTTCCGCAAGGGAAAGCTCGACGTGTGGACCGACGCCGTGAACCCCAACTTCTTCTTCTTCCCCCACTCGCTGGATTACAGTCTGGAGGATATCCGCTTCTGCGGCTTGCTGCACGACATGGATTTCAGCGACGTACTGTCCAAGTGGAGCCACTCCGACGAGGACGACAAGCGCCTGCGCGACATCTACCAGCATTGCCGCGAGAAGGAATATATCGCCTCGCAGTTCTCGGTGGACGACAAGACCTACGAGGTCCGCAATACCGACTTCTTCACCCCCGTCGAATACGGGAAGTGCCGCGTCATCGAGCTGTGGACCAAAGAGCGCCGCAAGGCCTGGCTCTGCAACGACCCGCTGGAGCCGGAACCTTATTATGTGCCTTACAACCAGAAGGAGCACATCGAGGCGCTCAACGCCCAACGCCTGCAGAACAATATCAAGCGGAACCCCGACGGGACACCCATGACGGATGAACTGGGCGAGGCGCTCTACTTCATCGAGCCTGAGAGATATGCCAAGGAAAACCTGATTACCTACGAGAGGCGCATCGAGACGTATTGGTACTTCCGCTACCTCTCCCCCGACGGCTATGTGCTGGAGGAGGGCGAGAGCCCGTACTGGAACGGCTCCGAATCGTTCCAGCCGTTCGTTATCAAGCCCTATCCCTACATCGACGGCCAGATACACAGCTTCATCTCGGAGTGCCAGCCCTCGCAGGATTACTTCAACTACTACTTGATTGCCCTCGACTACTATATGCGCAACACCTCCAAGGGCCCGTTGATGATCGACGACCAATCGGTGAGCGACGAGATGTCCCCCGACGATATGGTCAAGGAATGGTCCTCGACCAACGGAGGCATTATCTGGACCAGCAAACGCGGCGGTAAGGAGCCTCATGCGGCACAGGTAGGAACGATGCCCAGTGGTTTTGACTACATCATCCAGCTGTCGCGCAGCCTGATGGAAGATGTGAGCGGCGTGCAAGCAGCCCTGCAGGGCAAGCAGGCGGGCCAGAGCGGTGTGCTCTATCAGGCGCAGATAGATCAGGCCTCCACCTCGATACTCGACCTTTTGCGTACCTACAGCTCTTTCCTGACCGATGTGGCCTATAAGGTTATCAAGGTGATGCAGTGCAAGTACACGGGACAGAAGGTGGTGAGCATCGCCGGCGAGACGATCCCCTACAACATGGATACGATGTACGACGTGGATATCGACGTCACCATCTCCGAGGGATCCGACTCGCCCCTGTACCGTGCGCTGAACAACCAGCTGTTGCTCTCGATGGTAGAGAAGGGACAGATACCCCTGAAAGTGGCACTGGAGGCGGGCGACTTCCCCAACGCCAGCAAGATCATCGCCTTGCTGGACCAGTACGAGAGAAAACAGCAGGAGCAGCAGGCCCAGATGCAGCTGCCGCAAGGAATCGTTCAACCAAATATAGGATAAAGTCATGAATGTAGAACATGTAAAAGCTGTGCTGGCATCGCTCATGTCGATGTTGCTGGCTTTCCTTCATCCCCTCTCGGGAGACCTGCACGCCCTGTTCGCGGTCTTCCTGATGAACTTTGTGTGCGGCATCCTGGCAGATGTCATCGCCAACAACTGCCGGTTCCAGCTGCGCAAGGCCCTGAGCTTCGTGCGCGATATGACCCTGTTCTTCGCGCTCGTTTGCTTCCTCTACTATCTGGGCAAACAGATGCATAACTCCGATGCGACGCTCGACCTGATTTCCTACACCACGTATATCGTGTTCTGGGCTTACGGTACGAATATCCTGCGCAATCTCCTGCTTATCCTGCCCGAGAAGTCACCGGCCTACAAGGTGATGCACTTCCTGTATTATCTTTTGAGCGTGGAGTTTGTGAAGGATATCCCTGGATTACAATCATTCTTAAAAAAGGAGGAAGAAGATGGCCAAGTTTGAATTGCTGGTACCCCATCTGATCAGATGGGAGGCGGGCGTGCTCCGCCGCAAGCAGGAGACCGTGGAAGAACTCTTCCTTCGCGCACTGGATAAAGGATACTGTGTGGATGAGGGAGGGCCCACCATGATCGGTGTCACCCTGACCACCTACACGGAGTATTGCAAGAGGGAAGGACTCAAAAAGCCCGGTGTGGAGGATTTGATGAAGATACCCCTCTCACACTGGATGGATATCTCCAAAACGATGTACTGGGATGTGTGCCGCGCTGATTTGATTCGCTCGCAGTCCGTGGCCAATATGTTGGTGGACTGGGCTTACAATGCCGGCAACCGCAATGCGGTGAAGGGCGTGCAGCGGGTGGTGAATGCCGTGGAGGACGGCAAGATGGGGCCCAAGACCCTGGAGGCTATCAACGCACGCGATGCCCATGCGCTCTTCGAGGCGCTGCGCGAGGCCCGACTGGCCTATTATGACAACGTAGTGGAGCATGCCCCCCAGAAAAAGAGATACCTGGAGGGATGGCGCAACCGCACCAATAACCTGAAGATGCTCCTTGGGATGATCGTGGGCCTGGCTCTGACGTGCAGCGCCTGCGGCACACACACCCGAACGGAGTATGTGCCGCTGGAGACGAGAACAACGGAATATGTGACGGTGCACGACACCACGGTACTGGTCCCCATACCGGCGGCGCAGGACACGATCGCCTCTCCCGACACGGTATCCTATCTCCACAACGACTACGCCTATTCCTGGGCCCGCTATTCAGGCGGACTGCTCTCGCACTCCCTCTCTATCAAGCCGGGCGCCAGCCTCATCGTTGAGGTCCCCCACTACGAGGAACGGGTAAAGTATGTCGAGAAGCCCGTCTTGCAGACCCAACGAATCGAGGTGGAGAAGAAGCTCACCCTCTGGCAGAAGTGCAAGCTGTGGGCAGGAGAGCCGATGCTGGCGCTCCTCGTGCTGCAATCACTGTATATTCTGCTGATGAAAAAGAGATCGGGGAATTGATTATACTCTCTTTATATATACCTTATGTCTTTTTGTTTTGTTATTTTTCATGATCAAAGGAAGGGGCAGCAGCGGCTGCCCCGTTCTCTCTAACCTTCTTGTAACCCGACTTTCGTCTATTCACATAGCCAGTCAACACCGGGATAGCCCGTTTTGTTCAATCACTAATTCATAATCATGCTATGTGTACGTTTACGCTCTTTCAACAGATACTCTCTCTGGTGGCCGAGGAGACCGAAGTGTCCCCCGACGATATCCTCTCTCCCTCCCGTAAGGAGGAGGTGGTGGATGCCCGCTGCCTGCTCGTTTACGTGCTCCTGCGCTGCGGATTCTCCCGCGGACGCACGGCCAGCCTCATCCATCAAACCGTGCGCTCGGTGGGCTATATCCTTGCCTCGTGGGAGCAGCGCCGCAAGAAAAGGATCCTGGGAATAAACTTGGAAAATATACGGAAACAGCTGGGAAACAACTCCTTTTCACTCTCGCTCTGACCTGCTATCTTTGCGCTCAATGCCATAAGGCAGAAACTTAATCTGTAATGTTATGAGCGAAATTGACAAGATTATCTGTTGCGACGGCATGGGCCGACAGCAGAACAATGATTTCATGCCTTTCCTGGCAGCCAACGGCGGCATGAACAATCAGTGGAACAATCCGTTGGAATAATCCATTATTTTCCGTATCTTTGTGGAAAAATTAGATTCTATGGAAAAATGGAAAGTAATTGAAGCCACAGACGGCTTATACGAAGTGAGTGATATGGGGAATATCCGATTCAAGGGATGCCCTGTTCCTGTCAAACATTCCGCTACGGGATATTGTATGGTTCAGATAGGCCTGAAATTCGGATCCCGACATTTCAACCTGCATCAAGTGGTGGCAGCGTATTTTGTGGAAAACAAATGCCCCGAAACCTATACGCAGGTCAATCATCTGGATGGGGATAAGGATAATAACAAGGCATCCAATTTGGAATGGTGCACACCCAAGCAGAACCAGCAGCACCGTATTCAGGTGCTCGGAAAGGATATGCTGGGCGAGAACAATCCAATGTACGGCATCGGCGGTGAAGCGTCTCCTGTTTTCAAAGGATACCTCCTTCAAATCAACCCCTCTACGGGTGAGGTTGTCGGACGTTATGCAGGAAGCGGGGAAGCGAGCAGGGCCGTAGGCGGAACTCCTTCAAACATTCTTAGAGTGGTCGGGAAAGACCGTACTTATCACGGATATAAGTGGATACGGAAAGAATAGATAAGCGGATTTAAAACCTCGTGAATTGCTGGGAACTCCCACGCGGACAATCAGCAGCCAAGCCTCCGAAAAAAAGGAGGAAGGTTCAACGACTATCGAAAGCATAGGGTCATACCGAAGAAGCGAGTAGAGTAGCTGCCAGCGGCGGCGAAGTGCGAGGGCTACGTATGTAGTGTGATATAGTCTGAACTCTATGGCAACATGGAGAGGGATAGCGGAAGCGGCTATTCCGTAACACATTGTTATCTACTTGGTGTGGATGATGTTCGCCGGACGCTTCTTCGGTAACAACGGATGGGGCGGCGGTGAAGGCGGCGCACAAGGACAGCAGAACATCGAGGTGCAGAACCAGTTGGCGGCTATCCGCTCTCAGATGGCTACCGACCAGAACAGCAACCTGCTGATGGATGCCATTCGCGGCAACGCCACGGCTATCGGCCAGCTGGCCAGCAACCTGAACTGCGATTTCAACGCCCTGCAAGGCGCTATCTGCGACGTACGCGGCGGCATCGACCGCTTGTCGGGTCAGGTAGGCTTCTCGGCCGAGCGGGTGATCAACGCTGTCACCCTGGGCAACGCGAACATCACGCAGGCCCTGCAGAACTGCTGCTGCGAGACCAAATCGGCTATCTTGGAGATGGGATACCAGAACCAACTGGCCAACTGTCAGCAGACGGGCGCCCTCACGCAGGCTATCAACGCAGCGTCGGTGCAGAACCAGCAGAACTTCACCATGCTGGGCAACCAGTTGCAGCAAGGATTCTGTCAGGTGGGCTATGCCACCCAGGCACAGACCTGCGAGATCATTCAGGCGGGCAACGCCAACACCCAGCGTATCATCGACACGCTGAACTGCCATTGGTCGCAGGACCTGCAGCAGCGCTACAACGACACCCGTCTGGAGTTGAGCCAGCTGAAGCAGAACGAGACCCTGATTGCCGCATTAAAAACCACTTAATTCTGACAAATTATGCTATTATTCAAAGATTCCAAAGCCGGTTATCCGGTATATATGCTCGACAAGGAGTCCATGCACGTCCAGGAAGGACGGATCGTCAACGTGGGGCAACCTTACATCGAACCCGCCAAACCGGGACAGATGGCGCCCAGTATGCAGCGCATCGTGGATGTCACCGTGGAAGCGGACGGGAAGACCCTTACGTATGCCATACCTGAAATGCTTTCCGTCACCTACGCGGGAAACATGGTCATCTCCACGGAGCGGGAGGATGTGGTACGCGAAGTCAAGGCCGTGCGGCAGCACAGTGTGTCGGTCATCGAGAGCGTGGACCGACACAAATCCATACTGGAGAAATGTGACACTATCCTGGCCGAATTGGATGTGGAGTACAAGGAAAAGCGGGAGAGGGACAGCCGAATGGACCGTCTGGAGGACGGACTGAACACCGTAAAAGAGATGGTGGAAACTTTGGTTAACGGCATCAAGCGCAGCTCACTGTAGGAAGAGAGCGGACGGAAGGGCAAAGGGCACGATTCACATCGTGCCCTTTTGCGTTTAAAACCTTCCAAATAAGATAGATTTACTAATCGTGAAAGTGAAAAGTGAAAACTTCAAGAAGGCTCCAGCTTTCAAATTTCGTATGACTGAATTGTATGACAAAGGTACTTCGACAAGAGGTGATTACGTGTATGACCGTCTGTAACTATGGTTAAAGCGGGACAAACGGACATAAAAAACTCCGAGCGATTCACATCGTCCGGAGCTGAACAAATAAATAAAATATTATTGCACACCGTAACGCTTTACGGCATCTTCTTGCTTTCGTGTGGGAACAAAGATAGGAATTTCTCCTGAATACGCCCAAGCTTTCCCTTGGAACCATGGTTAATACGGGACACCTCGTGCTTCATCATTCGCTTGACGTAGAATTTCTGGAACTCCACCATCTTCTCGCGCTGTTCCCGCTCCGGGCATTTAGGTTTCCACCTGCTGGCCGTATAATAGAAACAGAGGGCCTTGAAATCGGGGATGGAGATATGCGCTTTGAAGCGTCCACGCTGGCGAAGGAGCCAATAGCTGTTCCAGTGGCCCTCGTGAAACTCGTAGGTCAGACAGATCAGTCCCCTGCGGGCCTCATCCCACACTACATGATAACGCCAACCGTACTTGGCGTGCTCCATCTCCGCCTCGTCCACGGCCTCTTTGTACAGGCGGCTGGCCTCCAACAGGTAGCGGGCCTCGCGCCTATGTCGCAGCCCCTCCATAAGGAGGCCGACCGCTTGCTTGATTCTTTTCATTGCTTTCATTTCCTTTCCATATTAATCGTATTACATAATCATCTCGATGCTCTGGGCATTCTCTCTCATCTGCTGTATCTGCTTCAGGCGCTCCTCGGGCGTCTTCTTGCGTTTCACGGGGAAGCGGTCCCACTCCATGCGCGACACCCACAGGCCGATACCACGGCTCATCACACGGTCATCGTGCTTGCCGGGTATGGCTCCGTACTTCCCGTTGGGGAACTTCATAAAGTAGGTGCACTCCTTCAGGGCCTCACGCTCCCTCTCCAGATAGAGTCCGTCACGGATACACGTACCCATATACTTGATCAGGGCGCTCTTGGTGTCGGCGCTGGTGTGGAAGCCCCATTTGATATCCTTGGTCATCGTCTTGTCCGTCATGCTGTACTTACGGCTGCAATAGAGATGGTCGTAAATGGGCAGCAACGTAGGGAAAAACAGTTCGCTCATGTTCTCCGTCTCCACATCGTTCATGCGGCTGTAGGCGGTGTTGTTCTCCACCACGAGCAGGGCATCGTGGTAGTAATGCGCAATCTGGGCGCACTTGATGGCCAGCAGGTCAGGATCGGTATGTCCCCACCATTCCGCCACCACACGCGGGCCGGCATCCTCGTTGAGCATACCTTCCTCGTCCAGCATCATGTCCTCGCGGTCAAACACGGTAATCACACTGTAGTCACTCGTCTTATAACGCCCTCCAATATCCACGGACACCAGGTAGCGGTACTGCAACAGGTCCTCGCGGCTGGGCTGCTCCCATATCTTCAGGGGACCTCCGTGACGGGCATATACCTTCAGGTGCTCGATGCTGTCCTTGCCCTTGGGTACGACACCCTCGATGTCGCCCACCACAAGCGGCTTGCGGCAGAGCCTCATCATCTGCTCGATCTTGTAGAGGTCGAACTCATTCTGGCCGCTGTACTTGAAGGCCTCCACCGCATTGCTGGGAAACTCCTGCTGCATATCCTCGATATCCTGGTATTCGCGCATCTTCTCCCTGTACCAATAGATGCCCTCCAGCGTGGCACCGATGCTCCACAGCCAATAGAGGTAATCCCCATGGTTCACCTTGTCCTCCTTGCGCTGGATCAGCGTCAGGGCCCACTCCTCCAGGTCGGGCGGCGTGAGGCGGTACATCTCTATCTCGTACCAAGCCACAAACAGGGGCTCGAAGGCACTCTCTTTCTCGCCGTACTCGTTCACGCGGTTGGCTCGGTCCCACTCATCCTTGAAGAAGTTCTGGCCGTTGGCCGTACTCTCGTAGACGATCATGGTGAGCGGCTTGGCGGGGATACTGGAGGTGGTGGACTTGATAAGACGGCGAGGGTCGTACTTCTCGGTCTGCGGCCAGAAGGCCACTTCGGTACAGTGAGCCAGCGCCGTATTGCCGCTTCGCGGTCCCTCAGGGTTCAGGGCAGTAGAGGTGACAATCTCGCAGTTCCTCGAGGGGATAACCGTCACGTTCGGCGTGCCGCCTCCCTTCATCTTCGGCTTGTCCTCCTCATAGGGCACGCCCTCCTCATACAAAAGGAAATCGGGCAGCTGGGTGATCAGGCGCACGTACATCTTCTTCACCTGCTCGGCGGAGTAGCTTTGGTGACCCACAATCACGCTGTTCCACGACTTCATCCAGAAGAACTGGATCCAAGCCATGTAAATCTGTACCGCAGTGGAGCCTCCCCACTGGCGGGCCTTCAGCAGAATCAGGCGGATAGGCTTGCCGGCCAGCCTCATCGCCTCCAGCTTCATAATCAAACGGATTTGGGCGGGACGCAGCTTGAAGGGAATATCATCCCCTCCTTCCTTGTTCTGGATGCGGGCATAGACGTAGCAATAGAAATAGATGTCGTGCTTGACCCAGGCTTTCAGGAAGCTGCGCAGCACCGTGTCCCGCAGCTCCTCGTTGTACTCCCCATAGGTTTGCAGGCAGAACGCCTCGATGCTGCCCGCCTGGCACAACCGATACACCATCCCCACACTCATCATAGGCACGGGCAGATAGAGCGTGGCAGACACGCCGGCATAAAGGTCGGGGATATGCACGGCACGCCGCTCCCCCGGTGCACGCTCTCCCGTAATCGGATTGTAATCGGGAAAGAGTTCACGGGTGCGGCGCTCATTCTCCTCCACCATGTGTCGGGCCGCTATCCTGTCCTTGCTCAGTACCTTGTCCTTATCCATCTTTTCTCTATCCTCCTATACACATAACCACATGCCAACATCGTCAGGTGATGCCAGGCTGCCAGACCGGGTATCAGCAGGCCTGCCGAGGCGGGCAGAACGAGGCCCGCCCAGTTCCTCCTCGACAACAACATGCCGAAGTAGAAATAGAGGACCACACTCCACCCCAGCACAGGCGGCGTCTTGGGCAGCCACTCCCAGACCATCGAGGCGCATGCCAAGGCCGCCAGCGTGCGCCCTACCGTCACCACGCGGTAGAGCAGCAGCCAGGCCACCAGGTTGCAGGCATAGTGCAGCCAGCCCGTATGCCCCATCATATACAGGAAGGGCGAGGCGGCACAGACCTCCCTATACGGCATCCAAGCCAGGAGTGGCAG